AGGTGTCATTAAAACAATAATAAAAGCTGTAACGGTTAATGCGGAAAACCAAACAAGATGACGCTGTTGATCCTCTTTCTTGTCTCGGTTCTCAAGTAAAATCATACGCTCTCTTATTTCAAGCTCTTTATCATCGACTATACCATCACCGTTTTTATCGGCTTTTTCCCAAATACTACCTTTTTGAAGTTTTTTTTGTGTCATTTTAAAACTCCTTCATCATAGAAAGTCCACCCATCCAACCTCTAGGGTAAAACTCTACTGTATCAGATTTTTTTCTTTGATCAAACAAATACCAACAAACATTGTCTTTTCCTGTGTGAGGCGTATCAGGAAACCATTTAACTCTACCGACGCTTTGTATCTTTTGACAATAAGGAAGATACTGAATAGCTTGTATGGTGTGCATCCAATCTGCATAAAACAAAAGCCAACTTGGTCTAATAGCAGACAAGTGCATAATAGTATCGTGTAATAAATCCCTTGACCACGGCGGGTTAGTAATAATTAAATCCGTATCAAGCCCTATTTCTTTCAGGGTTAAATCAAAAACATTAGCTTGTTCAATATCAAGTCTTTGCGGATGAATGTCCGACATCCATTTACATTTTAAATCTGTAGATCTGTCCATTGCATTAATTAAAGAACCATTACCTGCCATAGGTTCAGCATAGGAAATGTAACCCTCCAAGTGAGGTAACAAAGGTTCAAGTGCTTTTGTAGGCGTAGGATAAAAGTCCTTGTCTATCCTACCAAATTCTGATCTTTTTCCCATTATTATATAAATAACCACTTTGGAGGAAAAAGTATAGTCCAATATAAAGCTAATAAAACAATTATTAATAATAGAAGGTCTTCAAGTTCCATCTGATTGTTTTTTTAACCATATTGCAAAGAACACTAATCCTATTAAAGAACTTATTAATAAAATAACAAACAACCCCTCTATAATCCTTTGTTTTAATTCTTGTCTTTTATAAATAAGTTCTTGTCTTTTTTTACGAATAGTACCTTCCATTTTTAAAAGGTCATCCCAAGCTTTTACCCCAAACTTAAATTTAACAAATTGTTGTAGTTCATACCGTTGTTTTTCAACAGTTTTCTTTGCAACTAAAGATTTCATAGCTGCTTCTTCTACTGAATCGCCACTCAACATTTTACGATACAGTGGCGGATTTTTTGTTGACTTAACTGCTTGCTCTATATCTGAGCTCGCATTCATCCACCGAGATAGGTCAGACCCCATCTGTTCTATATCTCGACCCATTGCAAAGGCTTTTTTTAAATTATTAAAAGCTGCTGTACTTAAACTTACGGCGGCTGCAATACTGGCAGGATCTAACATTTAAATACCTAAAATATACTACCTAGACCCCTAAAAATCGGATTTATAACAGGAGGGGCGGTTAAGGAGACTTCTTCTCTATCATTAACATTTAAGAGATTTTGTTGGTTAGCTCCAAGATCAGCATTATATTGAGTAGCCTCTACAGGATTATTAGGATCAAGACTCTTTAAATATCTATCGTAAGCCTCGCCTTCTCCTCTTGTATTATCAAAAAATCTGCCATCCGCAGCTGTATAAGGTTGTATAGCACTTGTATAAACATTTCCTTCGGTACTCTTTATAAAATCTTTATATATGTCAGATTGTTTAAAGGGATCATTTTCATCTCTTGTTTTTGCTACATCTGCTAAATTTTGAAAAGGGGTGGCCGAAGTATTAGAATCAGAGAGTCCAAGTCCTTTAAAAACATTACCAAGATTATTAATAGGGGCTAATGATCCCGATAAATCAATGGAACCCGGTGAGGAAGGACCTTCAACCTTATTTATAATGTTAGTCGGAAGAAGGTCAGAACCATCACCCTCATATTGAGACATTTGTCCTTGTGGAGGAGGTTGTGAAGTTTCAAAATCTTCAATCGTTCCACCAAATAAATTACCAAATTGATCTTTTCCTGAATAAAATCCATTACCAAAAAGATCTTTTTGGTATGAACCCATCCCACTTAAATTGGAAGAACCAAACGAAACTTCAGGAAAAGTTTCTGTTGTTAATTGACCTACTTGATCTTTAAAATCCATAAGTTTTTGATCTAACTCCCTATTCATTTTATCTGAATAAGTCTGACCAATTTTACTAAGTAAAGGATCTAAAAAAGACGCAATACCACCACCATTTCCCGATAAGGAGGAAGGAAATACGTTGTTAGGTAGTTGCATAATAGAAGTCATTTTTAACTATAACCCTGATAGCTCCCGCCTTTAGTAGCGGCACCCATACCCCTAGCTGTCATAGTTGACATTTTAGTTGGTATCTTTACCTCCTTAGCACCTTTAGTCATAGTGGCCTTTGGTGCAGGACCCGGTGTATTTGTTACAATCTTAACTTTTCTTGCCATCTTACTTACCTCTCTGCTTTAATAGTTCTCTTTCCATTGCGCTTTGTATCCTTGCATCTGTCTGCGCCTCCTGACTTGACAACCGCTTGTTAAACTGGTCACTTCTAATTTGCTGATTTTGTGCCTCCAGTTGTAACTTGGCGCGGTCTGTATTCGCGTCATTCTGCTCAGACTGTGCTCGAATCTGTAGCTCCTGCTCTTTTAACTTTACCAAAGGATCCGGTCCCTGACCAGATATTTGTGCAGATAGCTGTTTAGCCTGTTGCATACCCTGTGCCACCATCTGCGCCACAAGAGCCTGATATTGCATCTCTTGGTTCTCCGCAGGCATAGGTCCTGCCTGTGCCATTTGAGCTTGAGCCTGCTCTTCCGCCTGTATCTTTACGTGTTCCAAAACGTGCTTTTGTAACGTAATAGCAACAGGTGGTGCCGAACCCACTAAAGGTGATGCTCCAAAGACCAAGTGCGCCTGTATATGAGCCTGATGATTTTGACCCGCAAAAGCTTTTAATGTCATCATCTCCATCGCATTAATATTTTCTTGAGCAGGGTCCAGTGGCCGTGGTTCTTCATCCGGCATAGATTTCATAAGCCTGTCTACATCCGTAACACCAATCGCTTCATACATATCACGATAAACTTCATACATATTATGTATCTCAGGTGCCTGTGCCGCTAACTGCATTTTAGTCTGCGCCAAAGCAATCCTTTGCGCCTGACTAAACGTATTAGGATTAGATACAGGGATTACATCCACCTTCTCATCAAAATCCTGTGCCATAATCCGTTGATCACCGCCTTGCACAGAATAAGGGTATTCCTGTGGTAAGAACTCACTCATCACCCGTGCCAACAGTTTAAACTCCAACCGCATAGCATAATGAAGCCTTTTATGTACCGCACTCATTACACGGCTACCTTGCTCCAATAAAGCTAGTGTCGTACCCACCGCTGCCTGTTGATTGCCATCACCAACCTTCATATCCGTAATGGTAGCAAACCGCTGTCCCGCCTGAACAACAAAACCCAGTAAATTAAAGAGCGTCTGGTCAGGACCCTTAAAAGGTAAAGGCATCAAGCTGTCACGAATAGCACCGCCCGGTGCATCAACGTCCCTAAACTCACCCGGCTGTAGTGGATCCTCGTCGTCCCTGATCCGTAGGCCACGGGCTTTAAAACCCGCAGGTAGATTAGATAACGTACCCGCGTCTATCAATTGTCGCAAAGCAGAAGTCGCGGTTCTGGATAACCCACCAATCGTGTGTATTAACCCCAGACCATAAAACCCAAAGCCCGGTAAAAACTTAAAATGTACAAAATATTGTATTTTTCTTTTAAGCTCATCGTCCTCTCTATAGTTTCTTCTAATCGATAATATCTGCCCATTATCCTGCGAAATTGTTACAATATAAGGAAGCTTCACGCCTGTTGGCTCGTCGTCCGCGTCCATTTCTTCAAAGCCCTCAAGATCCAAATCCACATGGCATTCCAATAACGTACAGTCATAGTCAATCTGGGAAGGTTCCACCCCCGATATTCTGTCTATCTCACTTTGTACTTCAGATACATCCCCTTGCACAGGAATTACAGGTATATCCCTATACACCCCCGCAAGCTGTTGTTTTCTTAAATCATTCAAACCCATCCTTATAACATGAGTTACATTCGGGCACTCATCCAAATCAGAAGTTTCATACGGTACCACTAACTGTTCCGCAGGTACAAACTTACTCATAGCGCGACCCGCAACCTCATCAAAGTATACTTTTTTAAACGTACTACCTGCTAACGGTAAGTAAAACAGCATCTGATCCATGTCAGGCGTGTAATCCTCCATTATATTCGTAATATAGTAGTTCATAAACTGACGAACCCTCTCAGCTTGATCCGTTTTAGCCCGTGTGTCCTCACCCATCACCACCGTTCTTACAGGACCCGAAGACGGCAATAACTCATTAAACGCCTGTGCCTGAAACTGTGTGGCAGCCTCCGCCAATAACGGATGCGTCACACCACTTGCACCCCTAAACGGTTGAGATCGTTCCGTATAGTTAAAGCCCAAAAGCTCCAAACCATCCGTATAAGCGTCCTCCCACTCCTGACGACTAGCCTTATTCGCATCAAACTCACTTAACAATTCAGAGGAAATACGACCTAACTCCCTGTCAGAAAGCTCTTCCGCTAGGTTTTCCGTAAAGCCCACCTCAAGGTTTTCCTCCTCTGGATCAAAGTCCACCGTCGCACCACCGTCCTCTTCTTCCGTAATCTCTATCTCAACTTCAGTGTCCGTGAGCAACGGTTCGTCGTCCGTGCTCGGTATCTCAAGCTCTATTTCAGCCTTTAGATCCTCTTCGTCTAACTGCGAAGGGACGTTTGTGTCCATTAAACTTCCAACTGTTTCTACCATGTTATGTTCCTAAATTAATAATACGCCCTCACCTTAACATGATTTTCTTCCTCTTGCCAGTCATCTGTTGGTAATTGTACAAAATTACCCTGTCGATACCTCATTAAAGCCTGTGTCATGCTATCTACCAAGTCGTCATACTCGCCATTCGGAAAGGCGGCCACCTCCTCTATAAGCTCATCCGCCCAAGTCTCATCGGGGGCCCAAACCATCCCCGCCTCAAACAAAGGACTAACCGCATGAACCCTCGTCACCTTGTCATTACCCTTGCTCGGCGTAAAATTAACAACAGGTATTCCCGTCTGCCTCATCTCTTGCGTCAACGGCATACCACTCGCCTTTGCCTCCACAATCACCGTATCAGGCTCCCAGTACTCCCACAACTCAAACGCCATCCCTTTTAACTCAGGAAAGTCCCACCGACCCTTCTTACTGTCCAACAAAATTAAATTAGGGGTCCCTCCCTCCTCTGGAAAAAACACACCCCACGTCGTTATCGCACTATAGTCACTTGTCTCCCTCTTGCTAAACGCCGTATCATAACTCTGTATCACAAACTGTAATTGCGGAATACTCTCCTTCTC